CCTCCCGATACGGTAATTTCTGTAGCTTTCCCCGGTTCAGTGAGATTGCCGGGGGCACTAATAGCTAAATCTTCACTCATCTTGTTTTCCTCCGTTGTTTATCGTTAGCTTGTCAACATGATGATAGAAACTGTTGTTGCCACCTGAGATATTAATATTGAAAAACGTGGGATTGTTGTTAACCATCTGCTGGGTTACAGGTGGCGTATCAGAATTGACAGTGTCAGATTCTTTATCTTCAGTAGGCTCGTCAACAATCTCCGTTGCTACCGTTTCCCTTGCGTCAATCGTATAGGTAGTCAACCCATTAAGGATTCCTTCGCCCATGTGGGCAGTATATTTTCTTTGAGCTCTGCCGTTGGAGGGGCACCACGCCTCGTAGGTCTTTTGACCTATAGAGTTATCCTTGCGGTTTATAACGATATAATGCCAAATGCCGAGCAAGAACGCTGGCAGGCATACTTTTTTAAGGTCGCCAAGTGCGGCCTTTTTCTTTTTTTCGCCATTTGGCTCGGTACAGAACTCGTCATTGGCTTTAATAGATTGATCCTGCTGAATCAAATCAATAAGGGCTCTGACCAGATTGACATCTTTATGAACCGCCTCGCTCATATCAAGGAAGTCATTTACAAATCCGATCATCCCATTCAAGGCGGTTTGATAGTCAGTTCTCACCGCAGTGTCAAAAGCTGCAACGACCTGATCATCACCAAACGGAAGATAGGCACTTGTCGATGTTTCGCATCTCTTGTAGTTGTTAACGATGGTTTTGAGTTTTTCTTTGCCGGGGTCTACATAATCGAGGTTGATTACCTTAATCAGACCTACCATTACTTCTGAATCGGACAGCCCATCGCTGTCTCCGGCGTAGTGCTCTCTTGCTTTCATTCGTTGGCGGAGAGCTTGCAGCACCAGCGTAAAGAAGGTGCCTCCGCACAAACGAGGGTAATCATCTGTTGACACTGTGTTTTCCTCCGCTTGGCATATTTTACTTGAATTCTAATAGTGCGTGGCACTTGAACACCCACCAAACCCTATTAAAACATATTATAACACAAAAAACTCCAAAATACAATCCCATGCGATGAACACATCATTTCGGGATTGTGAAATCTTTTTTGGCTGCTGACCTTATTAACCTTATCAACTATGGCAGTTGACCTAAATAACGATTGGATAGCTCTTGTGGAAACCCCACAGGAGCTTTTTCCTCCGGTGGTTTCCGCAAATTTGAAAACCAACGGAGGAAACAATCATGCAAAAGAAAGCCAATCGTTACTTTATCCCCATTGACGGACAAACCATCGAGGTCAGCGAGGAAGTTTACCGGGCGTACTACCGTCCAATCTGGAATACCCGCTACCACGCTCAGAAGAACGGCGAGTGCCGCTGCACCAAGGCTCAAATCTGGAAATGCGACGGCGTTTGCCCCGGCTGCCCGTGCTACGCTGCCGGGAAGAAGGTGTCTCTCGACACGGCCATCGGTGGCGAGGATGACGATCTGACCCTCGGCGATACACTGTCGGACGATGCGCCGACTGCGGATTCTATCCTTATGGACGAAGAACTGCTCAAGGCGCTGTATGACGAACTCGACCGCCTTGACCCAGAGGGCAAACGCATCTGTGAGCTGATGATGCACCACTCGGAGCGTGAAGCCGCAGAAATCATGGGTATGGCACGCTCCACTTTCAAGCGGCACTGGGCAAAAATCCGTGCAGAACTGCAGGACAGGCTCAAAGGCTATTACATCTAATATCTTCTATCATCCCTCCGGCTGCAGAACTGCTGTCGAAGGGATAAATCTTTTTTCGGCAAAAAGTGGACCGTTTCGACAGCTTCCCTCCAGTGGGTACTGAGGGCAGCAAGACAACTCAGCACCTCGGAAAGGAGGAACCGCCAATGAACGAGTCCACAAACACCAAGCCCGTGAGCGATGATGAACTGATCGGTGTGCTTACGGCAATCAGCGTGGTGTCAAAGCGTCTGGCAAAAAAGCTGATTCAGCTGAACCAGGCAAGTCAATCAGAGGAAGGAGGTAAACACGATGAGCAAAATGAGCGAAATGGAAGCGACCGTCCGAGAGTTACGGGATATTGCATCTTCTATTAACGACATCGCCAACTGGCTGACCGATGCGTTCGGCGGCACCGACGACATGGAAGCTGCACCCGCCCCGGCAAAGACATATTCGCTCGAAGAGGTCAGAGCGATTCTGGCTGAAAAGTCAAGAGATGGCTTCACCGCTCAGATTCGTGACCTTCTTCAGAAATATGGGGCAACCAAGCTCTCCGAGGTGGACCCCACCCGGTACGGGGACCTTGTGGCGGATGCGGAGGTGCTGGGCAATGGGTAATCACGCTCTGCTTTCCGCATCCTCCTCCCACAGGTGGCTAAACTGTCCGCCTTCGGCAAGGCTCTGTGAAAGCTACGACGATAGGGGCAGCGACTTTGCCGCCGAGGGCACCGACGCCCACGCACTCTGCGAGTATAAGCTCCGAAAAGCACTCGGTATGGCGGCACAGGACCCGACCGAAAGTCTTACCTGGTACAGCACCGAAATGGAGGATTGCGCCAACGGCTATGTTGCTTTTGTGATGGAACTGGTCGCAGAAGCAAAGAAGGTCTGCACTGACCCTGTTGTGCTGATCGAGCAGCGGCTTGACTACTCCAGATATGTAAAAGAGGGCTTCGGCACCGGAGACTGCGTCATCATCGCAGACGGAACGCTGCACATCGTGGATTACAAGCATGGGCGCGGAGTCCTGGTGGAAGCCGACGATAATCCGCAGATGAAGCTATATGCCCTCGGTGCGCTGGAGCTGTTCGACTGCATCTACGATATCGACACTGTCAGCATGACGATCTACCAGCCAAGGCGCTCCAATGTCAGCACTTTCACCATTCCGAAGCAGGAGCTTTGCGAATGGGCGGACAAGGTTTTGACGCCGACCGCAGAGCTGGCCTTCCAAGGCAGCGGTGAATATCACTGCGGCGAATGGTGCCAGTTCTGCAAGGCAAAAGCGGATTGCCGCGAGAGAGCCAAGGCCAACATGGAGCTTGCCCGATACGAGTTTCGGCAGCCGCCCCTGCTCACGGATGAGGAGGTCGAAGATATCCTCGTGCAAATCGATGGGCTGACCACCTGGGCGTCCGACATCAAGGACTACGCGCTACAGGCGGCTATCAGCGGAAAACAATGGCCCGGCTACAAGCTGGTCGAGGGACGCTCCAACCGAAAGTACACAGACGAACACGCCGTCATCGCCGCCGTGACCGCCGCAGGGTACGACCCTTATGAACACAAGGTTCTCGGCATTACCGCTATGACTGCGATGCTCGGAAAGAAGCAATTCAACGCAATCCTCGGTGATTTGATCACCAAGCCGCAAGGCAAACCCACGCTCGTGCCGGAAAGCGATAAAAGACCGGCAATGACAACCATTATCGATGATTTTAAGGAGGACAACTGATATGTCGAATTCTACCACTAAGCTCGTAAACCCCATGAAGGTCATTACCGGCAAAGATACCCGCTGGTCCTACGCCAATGTCTGGGAAGCAAAATCTATCAACGGCGGCACGCCGAAGTTCAGCGTCAGCCTCATCATTCCCAAGTCTGACACCGTGACCGTCCAGAAGATCAAGGCAGCTATCCAGGCAGCCTACGAAGAGGGTCAGGCGAAGCTCAAGGGCAATGGCCGCTCCGTTCCGCCTTTGACTGCCATTAAAACGCCCCTCCGCGACGGGGACACCGAGCGCCCGGATGATCCCGCCTACGCCAACAGCTACTTTATCAATGCCAACTCCGCCACCGCGCCCGGTATCGTGGACGCCGACTGCAACCCGATCTTGACCCGCTCCGAGGTTTACTCCGGCGTGTACGGTCGCGCCAGCATCAATTTCTACGCTTTCAACAGCAACGGCAACAAAGGCATCGCCTGTGGTCTGAACAACCTGCAGAAGATCCGTGACGGTGAGCCTCTCGGCGGCAAGTCCAGCGCAGCGTCCGATTTCGCCACCGATGTGGACGAAGATTTCCTGTCTTGAGGAGGTACGCAGCATGAGTATTACCACGATTCTCTGCATTCTGCTTCTTTCCCTGTATCTGCTTCTGACGGTGTTTTGGATCGTCAGATCCATCATTGACGCCGTTGATGACCATAAGCGCGACAAGCGCAATGCGGCATGGGAAGAAGAACGCCGGCAGCTTGAGAAGGAACACGCCCTTCGTGAGGTGGAGTATCACGAAGCCCGAATGAAAGAACTCAACAAAGAGTAATCTTCGACCCCGTGGGCGGTGGGAATGTTCCTGCCGCCCATTCGTGCTATGGAAAGGATGCCTGTTTATGAAAACACTCAGTATCGATATTGAAACATACAGCAGCGTCGACCTTGCCAAGTGCGGCGTCTACAAATATACCGAAGCGTCGGATTTTGACATTCTTCTCTTTGGATATGCTGTTGACAGCAGTCCCGTGCAGGTGGTCGATCTTGCCTGCGGTGAGATGATTCCATCAGAGATTATCGCCGCTCTGACGGACACCTCTGTCACAAAGTGGGCGTTCAATGCGCAGTTCGAGCGGATATGCCTTTCGCACTGGCTTCGGAAAAATGGCAACTTTGATAACACCGGCTACAGCATCCCTGAGGATACCGTGGGCAGCTATCTCGACCCTGCCTCCTGGAAATGTACGATGATCTGGTCTGCATATATGGGGCTTCCGCTTTCGCTGGAGGGCGTTGGCACCGTGTTGGGACTTGGAAAGCAAAAGCTGACCGAAGGCAAGGAACTCATCAAATATTTCTGTCAGCCCTGTGCGCCAACAAAGACCAATGGCGGTCGGACTCGTAATTTGCCGGAGAATGCTTCGGATAAGTGGGCCTCGTTCAAACGGTATAACATCCGAGACGTAGAGGTTGAAATGTCCATCCAGGAAAAACTCGCCAAGTTTCCCGTGCCGGAAGCCGTCTGGGAGCAGTATCACCTCGACCAGGAAATCAATGACAGAGGTGTTGCGCTGGATATGGAACTGGTGCGTCAGGCGATTGCCATGGACACCCGCTCCCGCAGAGAGCTTACAGATGCCATGAAGAAACTGACCGCTTTGGATAATCCAAACTCGGTACAGCAGATGAAGCAGTGGCTTTCGGATAACGGCTTGGCGGTCGATTCCCTCGGCAAGAAGGAAGTTGCGGAAATGCTCAAGACTGCGCCGAAAGAGCTGCAAAAGGTTCTCCTTCTCCGGCAGCAGCTTGCGAAATCCTCCGTCCGTAAATATCAGGCGATGGAGAAAGCTGTATGCGCAGACGGTCGTGCCCGTGGAATGTTTCAGTTCTACGGAGCCAACAGAACCGGCCGCTGGGCAGGACGCATTATCCAGATGCAAAATCTGCCGCAGAACCATCTTCCCGATCTGGCCGAGGCCCGCGGTCTTGTCCGCTCCGGCGACTTTGACACCGTACAGCTATTGTATGAAGATGTGCCGGATACCTTGTCGCAGTTGATCCGCACCGCATTTGTGCCGAAAAGTGGCTGCAAGTTTATCGTTGCCGACTTTTCCGCCATTGAAGCCAGGGTGCTGGCATGGTTTGCGGGAGAAGCCTGGCGTCAGGAGGTCTTTGAAAAAGGCGGCGATATCTACTGCGCATCCGCGTCGCAGATGTTCAAGGTTCCGGTGGAAAAGCACGGTGTAAACGGCCATCTGCGGCAGAAAGGAAAAATCGCTGAACTTGCCCTTGGCTATGGCGGCTCGGTCGGCGCACTCAAAGCAATGGGCGCCTTGGAGATGGGATTGTCCGAAGATGAACTGCAGCCGCTGGTCACAGCTTGGCGCAATTCGAACCAGAACATCGTGAAATTCTGGTGGGACATCGACCGTGCCGCCATGAGTGCCGTAAAGCAGCATCTGGACGGTGAGGTCTGTGGCATCGAGTTCGCTTATCGGAGCGGGATGCTTTTTATCACGCTTCCGTCCGGCAGGAGGCTTTCCTATGTGAAGCCTAAACTTGGCAGTAACCAATTCGGCGGCGAATGCATCACCTACGAGGGCATCGGCGGAACGAAGAAATGGGAACGTCTTGAAACCTACGGGCCGAAGCTGGTGGAAAATATCGTCCAAGCCACCTCCCGTGATATCCTCTGCTATGCCATGCAGACCCTGTCCCACTGCTTTATCACCATGCACATTCACGACGAACTGGTGATAGAAGCCGCACCGGAGGTTGACCTTAACGCCGTCTGCGAACAAATGGGTCGCACCCCGCCGTGGGCTGCCGGGCTGAAACTCCGCGCTGACGGATATGAAACCATGTTCTACAAAAAGGACTAAAACCGGACCACTGCCCACGGAACGCTCCAGTGGATAGTGAAAACTTATAGATTGGAGGAGCCTGTCATGGCTGATTTTAGAAACGCAGAAGGCTATGCCGACCCTACGGCTTACGGTGCTTTCTGTGCCATTGAAAAAGAAGAAAAAGTGCTCCGGGCATTCAGACCCATCGTGTATATCTGCAGTCCGTATGCCGGAGACGTCGAAAACAACACTGCCGCCGCAAGACGCTACAGCCGCTTTGCGGTGGAAGCCGGATATATACCCATTGCACCGCATCTGCTCTTTCCGCAGTTCCTTGACGACAACAAGCCAAAGGAGCGTGAGCTTGGGCTGTTCTTCGGCAACGCAATTCTCAGCAAATGTGCGGAAATGTGGGTTTTCGGCGAACGCATCTCCGAAGGCATGGAGGCAGAAATCAAAAGAGCCACATGGAAAGGCTATCGGATTCGCTATTTCAGCGAGACCTGCAAGGAGGTATCACAATGAAATTTACACTGTACCGCGCCGACCGCCTGGGGATGCCGGAGAACTGCATCTACCCACATAAGGTCGAGGTAACCGATAAAAACACGCTGCTGCAGACCGTGTCTTACGATTATGTATGCGCCGAATACCGAGGTAGCTACCGCAACAACGATAATTTCCTCGGAGCGGATTGTCTCCCGGTCGACTGCGATAACGACCACAGCGATGATCCGGAGGAATGGGTCTATCCCTCCGATGTTGCCGCCGCATTTCCCGGCGTGGCCTTTGCGGTTCACTACAGCCGCAATCACATGAAGGTGAAAAACGGCAAGGAAGCGCGACCTAAATTCCATGTGCTGTTTCCCATTGACCGACTGACGGATGCGGCGCAGTACAGCGATTTGAAAAAGCTGGTCAACGCCATCTTCCCGTATTTTGACACTAAGGCGCTCGATGCCGCCAGATTCTTCTTCGGAACAAAAGCACCGCAGGTTGATGTCTTTGACGGGCCGATGATGCTGACAACTTTCCTTGCTGATGACGATTTCGACGCAAATATGGACTCCGGCAGCTACGGCAGCATCATTATTCCCGAAGGAAGCCGCAATGCTACCATGTCACACTATGCCGGGCGCATTCTGAAACGCTTCGGAAATACCGATGAGGCGCGCAAGCATTTTACAGAAGTCGCCGCCTGCTGTCAGCCGCCCTTGGAGCAGGCGGAACTGGACAGTATCTGGCGCAGCGCACAACGATTTTACGGAAAGATTTCCGCGCAGGACAGCTACATTCCGCCGGAGCAGTACAACCAGGAGCTTAAGTTGAAGCCGACCGACTATTCCGATGTGGGACAGGCCACCGTGCTTTCCAGGGAATACGAGGCAAAGCTCCGCTATACGCCATCTACCGATTTTCTCGTGTACAACGGCGGCTTCTGGGAAGAATCCAAGCCCAAAGCGCAGGCGGTGGCGCAGGAGCTGACGACCCGCCAGTTTGAGGAGGCAGAGAGCGAAATCAGAAAAACCACCGATGAGATGGTGAAAAACGGTGCTTGGGAACTGCTGGCATCGATGGGTCCCAAGAAAGCAGCCGCGGCTTTTAATTCGGAACAGGTGCGGTCTTTTCAGAAATATGAGAATGCCATGACCTATCGCAACTACGCCATCAAGCGCCGCGACTCTAAGTACATCTCCGCTGCATTAAAAGAGTCGCATCCCATGCTGGAGATCGACCAGCGGCAGCTGGATGCGGATGAGTTCCTGCTGAATACCCCGACGGCTACTTATGACCTCCGTCTGGGGCTTGTATCCGCACGGGAGCATACAGCCGCAGACTTCATCACCAAGCAAACCAGCGTTGACCCGGCCGATGAAGGCATGGATATCTGGCAGGACGCTTTGGAAACATTTTTCTGCGGCGATGCTGACCTGATTCGCTATGTGCAGGAGATTGCGGGCTTGTCCGCCATCGGAAAAGTGTGTGTTGAAGCGTTGATCATTGCCTACGGTGAAGGCCGAAACGGAAAATCTACCTTCTGGAACACGCTCTCCCGCGTACTCGGCACCTACAGCGGAAATATGTCCGCCGATACGCTGACCGTTGGCTGCAAGCGAAATGTAAAGCCGGAGCTGGCCGAAGCCAAAGGCAAGCGGCTGATTATCGCAGCAGAGCTGGAAGAAGGTATGCGGCTGAGTACTTCCAACGTGAAGCAGCTGTGCTCTACGGACGAAATCTACGCCGAAAAGAAGTACAAAGACCCCTTCAGCTATGTGCCGAGCCACACGCTGGTGCTGTATACCAACCATCTGCCGAAGGTCGGAGCAATCGATGCCGGTACCTGGCGGCGGCTGATCGTGATCCCGTTCAACGCCAGGATCGAGGGAAAGTCCGACGTCAAAAATTATGCCGATTTCCTGTTCGACAAGGCCGGCGGTGCGATCCTGAAATGGATCATGGTTGGCGCAAAGCGTGTGATCGACAACGACTATCACATCGTCAAGCCTGCCGTGGTGGAGGAAGCCATCAAGAAATACAAGGACAACAACGACTGGCTCTCGCAGTTTCTGGACGAATGCTGCGAGGTTGGAGATGCTTTCTCCGCCAAATCCGGCGATGTCTACAACGCATACCGCAGTTATTGTGCGCAGGTGGGCGACTATGTTCGCAGTACGACAGATTTCTACACTGCTCTGGAATGCGCCGGTTTTGAGCGGAAAAGAAGCAAATCCGCACGGATGCTTTTCGGCCTGCAGCTTAAGTCGGATTTCCTGGATTGAGCATAAGGTGACGGTCGATGACACTCTCTACAGAAACTTCTCTTATAGCCTTAAAAAACAAGTCCTAAGAGAAGTTACTGAAATAACTGTCATCGACTGTCACCACCCACCTAATTCCTGATGGAGGATCACTATGAGAGAGAAAACGATAGAACAGAAATTGATAAAAGCCGTAAAAAACGCAGGCGGCATCGCACCGAAACTGGTCAGCCCCGGCTTTGATGGAATGCCCGACCGCATCGTGCTTCTGCCAAAGGGCCACATGGCTTTTGTGGAGGTCAAGGCGCCGGGAAAGAAACCGCGACCGCTGCAGGCTGCCAGACACGGCTTGCTGCGGCGGCTGGGTTTCAAGGTGTATGTCCTTGATGACCCGGAGCAGATTGGAGGGATAGTGGATGAAATACGAACCACATGAATATCAGAAATACGCCATTGACTACATCGAGACGCATCCCTTCACTGCAGTATTGCTGGACATGGGCCTTGGCAAAACGAGCATCACCCTCACTGCTATAGGCGACCTGCTGTTCGACAGCTTTGAGGTACACCGGGTGCTGGTGATCGCACCGCTGCGAGTGGCTCGTGATACCTGGAGCGCTGAGCTGCAAAAGTGGGATCATCTCCACGGTCTTAATTATTCTGTGGTGGTCGGCAGCGAAGCGGAACGCAAAGCGGCACTCCTGCGCAAAGCCGACATCTACATCATAAATCGTGAGAATGTGCAGTGGCTGATTGAAAAGAGCGGAATACCCTTTCACTTCGACATGGTGGTCATTGATGAGCTTTCTTCCTTCAAAAATCACCAGTCCAAGCGGTTCAAGGCTCTGATGCAGGTGCGACCCAGAATCAAGCGAGTTGTCGGACTGACCGGCACTCCCGCTTCCAACGGACTAATGGATTTGTGGGCGGAGTTCAAGGTTATCGATCTCGGAAAGCGCCTCGGCAGATTCATTACGCATTACCGACAGGAATATTTCGTGCCGGATGCCATGAACGGGCAGATCGTTTACAGTTATCGCCCCAAGCCGGGAGCGGAGCAGGAAATATACCGAAAAATATCAGACATCACGATTTCCATGAAATCGACCGACTACCTGACCATGCCGAAGCTGATCTCCAGTGAATACCGGGTGTATCTAAGCCAGGACGAACGGGATGCTTACGATGAAATGAAAAAGCAGTTCATTCTGGACTTGCCCGACGGAGAGATCAGTGCCGCAAACGCCGCTGCGCTTTCTGGCAAGCTGTCCCAGATGGCGAATGGTGCCATTTATGACGATGCCGGAAATGCAGTTCTTATCCACGGCCGCAAACTGGATGCACTGGAGGATATCATCGAAGCCGCCAACGGCAAACCTCTTCTGGTGGCGTACTGGTTCAAGCATGATTTGGAGCGGATTATGAAACGGCTTCATGCGCGGCACATTCCGTTTTCCCGCCTTGATACTTCCGACAGTATCCGCAGATGGAACAACGGTGAGATCCCCGTGGCACTTATCCACCCCGCCGCTGCCGGACACGGCCTGAATCTCCAAAGCGGCGGCAACACCATCGTATGGTTTGGGCTGACATGGTCGCTGGAGCTGTACCAGCAGACAATAGCCCGTTTGTGGCGGCAGGGACAGACTTCCGAAACCGTGGTGGTTCAGCACATTGTAGCAGATGAGACCATTGATGAGCAGATTCTGTGTGCGCTGAAAGCCAAAGACAAAACGCAGTCTGCCTTGATAGCTGCAGTCAAGGCAAATTTGAAAATCTGAGACAACAGTTCGACAAATAACGACAATCCGTGCCAATCCGAGGATCTTAAAATATCGGAGGTACGCACATGAACCCCTATCAGGCATTAGCCAACGCCATTGTAGAACTGGCCGTAAAAGACTACAAAAAAGCCCTCAAACAGCATTACCGCTTTCCGAACAACAAGGATTATGCCGATGCCGTGACATCCTTGGAGCGGTTCTTCCGTTCCGGCTGGTATGGGATGCTGACTGACCTGGACAGCGAATATCTCATGACGGGTGTTCGTCGCATGGTGCATAAGGAGGTGGCGGCATGACAGCAAAAGAGTATCTCTCGCAGGCGCACCGCCTTGACCAACGCATTGATGCGAAAATCGCCCAAGTCGCATCGCTGAACGAACTCGCTACCAAGTGTACCGCCACACTGACGGGTATGCCAAGAAATCCTAACCACGGTGGCTCCACAATGGCAGATGCCGTATGCAAGATCATTGACCTACAGGAAGAAATCAACAGAGACATCGACCGGCTTGTGGATCTGAAGCGTGAGATTGTAGAGGTCATAAAGTCCGTAGACAACACCGAGTATCAGATCCTTTTGGAAAAGCGGTATCTGTGCTTCTACACCTGGGAGCAGATTGCCGTGGATATGCACTACAGCGGAAAATGGATACAGAAACTGCACGACCGTGCCCTGGATGTGGTGGCAGATATTCTGAAAGCCAAAAGTGTACACGATAGTTCCGTAGAGTTCCCATCCTAAATGTAGTATCATTATAATAGCGAAAAAGAATCCAGGACGGCCTCATGGGAGCAATCCCGTGGGGCTTTTCCTATGCAAAGAGGTTTCGCATACATTTTAGCACTAACCTCTTTGACTGCGAGGAGGTGAAACGATGCCGAAGAAACCGCTGCGACCGTGTTCTCACCCCGGCTGTCCCAACCTCTGTGACGGACAGTTCTGTGAGCAGCACCGCACGGAGGAACGCCGCAAATACGATAAATACGAGCGCAGTTCCGATGTCAACCGCAAGTACGGCAGAGCATGGAAGCGCATCCGTGACCGCTATGCCGCAGAGCATCCTCTGTGTGAACAGTGTCTTAAGGAAGGTCGGCTGACTCCGGTGCAGGAAGTACACCACATTCTGCCCGTTTCCAAGGGCGGCACTCACGCAAGAGAGAACCTCATGAGTCTGTGCCAGTCCTGCCACACGAAGATACACCATGACCTTGGCGACCGTTGAGGTTGCGCCTACATTTTATGCGCAACCTCCCACCGGGTTGGGTGAAATCTCTACGGCTCTCTCGGTCGGGCAACGGCCCGGGGTCACGTGCGCAAAAATGGCGAAATCAAAAGGGTAATTAAGGGAGGTGAACTTGGATGCCCACAAAATCGAATAACATAGGCGGCAGAGGCGGCGCAAGACCCGGTGCGGGAAGGAAGAAATCCGCAGTCAAGGACAAAGCCGAAAACGGCAATCCCGGCGGCAGAAAACTTGAAGTGCTGGACATTCCCGAAGTCGAGGGTGTTGATATGCCGAAGCCCCATGATTTCCTGTCTGCCGAGCAGCGGGACGGCAGCGTCCTGCAGGCACAGGAAATCTACACGGAAACCTGGCAATGGCTCAAAGGCATCGGCTGCGCCGCAAAGGTGTCACCGCAGCTTTTGGAACGCTACGCCATGTGTTCTGCCCGATGGGTGCAGTGCGAGGAGATGACCAACCGCATGGGTTTCCTCTCCAAGCATCCCACCACAGGAAAGCCGATCCCGTCTCCGTTCATCAACATCGGTATCAACTACATGAACCAGGCGGTGCGGCTCTGGAATGAGATTTTCCAAATTGTAAAAGAAAACTGCAGCACGGAATACGGCGAATCAACGCCTCAGGATGATCTGATGGAACGCCTGCTCCGTGCGAGAAAGGGGTAATGCCATGTTTGAAAAAGTCAATCCGTGCCACCCGGACAAGGTGGCTGACCGAATCGCCGGTGCACTGGTGGATTTGGCATACAAGAAATCCGAGAATCCCCGCATCGCCGTGGAAGTCCTTATCGGTCATGGTGTGTGCTACATCATTGCGGAAACTTCTGCTTCGTTGGACAAAGCTGATGTGACTGCCGCCGTTCGCCGCATTGCCGGAAACCTCACGGTGGATTATGCGGAAGTGCCGCAGGACGGGCATCTTGCCGATAACCAGGCAAACGGAATCCGCTGCGGCGATAACGGCATCTTCAAGGGAATGCCCGTGACCGCGGAACAGAAAAAGCTGTCTGAAATCGCAAGGAGTATCTTCTCAGTGTATCCGTATGACGGCAAATACATTCTGGACGGTGACCGGCTCATCCTCTGCCAGAGCAATGCTGAGAAACAGCGTTTGCATGAGATTTATCCCAAAGCCGAAATCAACCCTCTGGGCGATTGGATCGGCGGCACGGATGTGGATACCGGCGCTACCAACCGCAAGCTGGGCAGCGATATGGCAGACTCCGTCACCGGCGGCGGTCTGCACGGCAAGGATTTCTCCAAGGCAGATGTCAGCGTGAATATCTATGCTTTCCTCAAAGCGCAGGAAATCGGAAAGCCGGTCACCCTCTGCTGTGCCATCGGTGACGATACCGTGGACGGCAGACCGTATTCCGAAATCGTGAAAATCGCTCGGAACTATATCCGCTCTGTGGGCGGCTTTGAGAAATTTGCGGAATGGGGGCTTGTGTAATGAAAACGACCACCGAAATGAAGCTCGTCCCCGTCGAAAAACTCGTTCCCTATGTGAATAACGCCAGAACCCACTCGCCGGAGCAAATCAACAAACTGCGTTCCTCACTACGAGAGTTTGGCTTCATCAACCCCGTTATCATCGACCGTGACGATGGCGTAATTGCCGGTCACGGTCGTATTCTTGCCGCCAAGGAGGAAGGCATCACCGAGGTGCCGTGCGTCTTTGCCAACCATCTCACCGAAGCCCAGAAGAAGGCGTACATCATCGCAGACAACCGGATGGCGATGGACGCAGGCTGGGATGAAGAACTCCTGCGTGTGGAAATCGAAGCCCTGCAAGCGGCAGACTTTGACCCGCTGCTCACCGGCTTTGACGAAAAAGAACTGTCCAAGCTGTTCGATGACGGCATCGATGCCCAAGAGGACGATTTCGATGTGGATGCCGAGCTGCAGAAGCCGACTTTCACCAAGTCCGGCGATGTCTGGATTCTGGGACGGCATCGGCTGATCTGCGGTGACAGCGCAAAGGAAGAAACTTATGCCGCCCTCATGGACAGCCGCAAGGCAAACCTTGTCATCACCGACCCGCCCTACAATGTGAACTATGAGGGCAGCGCAGGAAAAATCAAAAACGACAACATGGACGGCGAGAAATTCTATCAGTTTCTGTTCGATGCATTTTCCTGTATGGAAAAGGCTATGGCAGACGATGCGTCCATTTATGTATTCCATGCTGATACCGAGGGGCTGAATTTTCGCAGAGCCTTTGCTGATGCGGGCTTCTACCTCTCCGGCTGCTGTATTTGGAAAAAGCAGTCCCTGGTACTGGGACGCTCTCCGTATCAGTGGCAGCATGAACCGTGTCTCTATGGTTGGAAGAAGAAAGGTAAGCACCAGTGGTACACCGGACGCAAAGAGTCCACCATCTGGGAGTTTGATAAGCCTAAGAAAAACGGTGACCATCCAACCATGAAGCCCATTCCGCTCCTGGCGTATCCGATTCAGAACAGCTCTATGGCAAACTCCGTGGTGCTTGACCCCTTCGGCGGTAGCGGCTCTACGCTGATTGCCTGTGAGCAGACCGACCGCATCTGCTGCACCATCGAACTGGACGAAAAGTTCTGCGATGTCATCGTCCGCAGATACATCGAACAGGTCGGCTCGGACGAGAAGGTCAGCGTTTTGCGAGATGGGAAAGAATACAAATTCAGCGAGGTAGCGCCCCATGAAGAATAAGACTTTGACCCTCGGAAGCCTGTTTGACGGCTCCGGGGGCTTTCCTTTGGGTGGACTGATGGCAGGCATCACTCCGGTATGGGCATCCGAGGTCGAACCTTTTCCTATCAGGGTGACCACCAAGCGTCTGCCCTTTATGAAGCATTACGGCGATATCACCGCCATGGACGGCGGCAAGGTGGAGCCAGTAGACATCATCACCTTCGGCTCGCCATGCCAGGACATGAGCGTGGCAGGTCGAAGGGACGGTCTGGACGGCTCCCGTTCCAGTCTCTTTTATGAAGCCGTCCGCATTATCAAAGAAATGAGGTGTGCCACAGGTGGCAAATATCCAAGATACATCGTGTGGGAGAATGTCCCCGGCGCTTTCTCCTCGAACAATGGCAAGGACTTCAAAGCCGTCCTCGAAGCGGTCATCGGCATCGCAGAGCCGGACACCCAGGTGTCTATGCCTGAAAAGGCAAGATGGCCCTACGCCGACCTTTACATGGGAGACGGATGGAGCGTTGCGTACCGAACTCTTGACGCACAATACTGGGGAGTCCCCCAACGCAGACGCCGCATCTACCTTGTCGCAGATTTTGCAGGCAGAGGTGCCGGAAAAATACTATTTGAGTCAGAAGGCCTGTCTGGGTATTCTTCGGAGGGCTTCCGCTCGTGGCAAAGAGCTGCCGGAAATCTTGAAACTCGCATTGGAGCGGCAGGCTATGACGGATACAACGGTAGTCTGACAGACGAAACCGCCGCTACTCTTGGCGTGAACTGCGGAATGTCCACCGGTCGCAATGGTGTGGTGCTGAACGACCAGGGCGGTGACCGTATGGAAGTGTCCGAGAATGTGGCGGCAACGCTTCGAGCAGAGACACACGGGCATCCACCCTGCGTGGTGGAGTCGGCAGGCTTCTGCACCGAACACTCCGCTAAGAGCCGTACCATCGGCTACGAGGAGGAATGCTCTCCTACGCTCCGTGCCGGAACGATTCCTGCGGCGGTTGCTTTGGAGAACTACCCCATAGACGGGCGCATCAAGGTGCAGGAGGACGGCAATGTGCAGACGCTGACCTCTCGCATGGGCACCGGCGGCAATAATGTGCCGCTCGTGATGAAGATTCGCTCCGGCTGCGAGGGCGGCGGCAAGGGCGCGCTCATACAGACGGATAAATCTGCAACGCTCTCCTGCAACAACGACCAGACGCTGTTTGAACCGTGCAGTTGGGACGGCGGACAGGTTTCTCCGACTCTCACCAAGCAGAACGCCGGCGGCAGTCAGCGGATGCCGGACAAGGATAATTTCAACTGCGTCCTGCAACCCTTCGGCATCTGCTCCAAGGATTCCAACTCCATGAAGTCGGACAATCCCCACAGCGGCATCTACGAAGCGGAAACCTCCCGCACGCTGGATGCCAACGGCGGCAATCCCTCCTGCAACCAGGGCGGCATTGCCGTTGTTGCGTTTACGCAGAATCAGCGGGATGAAGTTCGTGACTTGGGTGACCACTCTGCGGTGGTGTGCGCCAACGCAGGGACGAAACAGCAGACCTTTGTGCTGCAAGGCTCCATGATCGGTCGGGACGATAAGAACGGTCCCCAGGGCGATGGCATCAACGGGGATGTATCTTTTACATTAAATACCGTTGACCGCCATGCCGTGTATGCCATGACCACGGGCAGCTATACACAAGTCGAGGAGGAAACCTCGCCTACAATTATGGCACGGGATTACAAAGATCCAAATGCTGTTTGCAGCGGCATCGGATACACCGTCAGACGGCTGACGCCTACCGAATGCGCCAGACTTCAAGGCTTCCCGGACAACTGGTGCGCTGACCTCGGTACGGAAAAGCCGTCCGATGAGGAACTATACTTTTGGCACAAGGTGTTCAAGACCTACGCCGCGGTCACCGGCTGCAAAATGAAGTCTGATGCGCAGATTGCCAAGTGGCTCAAAGATTCGCACTCCGACAGTGCGGAATATAAGATGTGGGGCAACGGCGTGGCGCTCCCGTGCGTATGGTTTGTGCTGTCCGGCATTGTGTGGTATGCACAGTCTGAGGGCGAATATGCGCCGGAATGATCTACACAGAAAATGTGCAGATATAACTGGATATATGCCGCCGCTGACGCTAATATGTGACTACCAAAAAACAAGGAGGTCACTGAAATGACGATTACAATTCATGCCCAAGGAGCAGAACGCAAACGGCTGGTTCAGACCATTGCCGCATGGCTGGGTGAGGATGCCTACTACTGTGGGGCACCCACCTTTGCCTATGAAATCGACCGCTTTACTGTCGAGAAGGACGGTAGCCTTTCCTTTTCCGACCTGCTGGACAGCGAGGTGGTGGAACGGCTGTTGCAGCACATCTACGATGAAGGCTTTGACATTGACCAGAGCCATACCGAGGATGAGGATGAACCCTGCGGTGTCTGCGTTTCCATGCCGAGAAGCCTTTTTACCGACAGCAGTCTGGAAAACCTGAAAAATCTGGTGGCGGCAAAGGGTGCGCTCATTAAGAAATCCCTCAATGCGGACGAGCTGCCCATCCTCATCGAGGAGGACAAGGTCTGCTTCCCCTGGTTCAAGGGTGAAGCCGAGCCGGAGGAAATCAAAGCCTACGATACCTTCATCTGCAAGCTGTGCGAACTGGCACGGACGCAGAAGCGTGTGACTTCCACCGAGAAACCTACCGACAACGAGAAATACGCATTCCGCTGCTTCCTGCTGCGGTTGGGCTTCATCGGCGAGGCGTACAAGGGCGCAAGAAAAATCATGTTGCGCAATTTGGTGGGCAGTTCCGCTTTTAAGGGCGGTCAGTCAAAGGAGGCAGAACCATGCGAATGATTTCAAGAAAAGCCTTACAAGCCCTCCGTGAGCGGTTCCCGAAGGGCACACGGGTCGAGCTTGTGAAGATGGACGATCCCCAAGCACCGCCCATTGGCACAAAAGGCACCGTGCGTGGTGTGGATGATATTGGCTCCATCATGGTTGCGTGGGACAGCGGCGGCAGTCTCAGCGTGGTCTACGGCGAAGATATCTGCCGTAAAGTGCTGTAAGATACACAATTTCCAGACCACAAGATCGTGTAGTTTATGGCTCAGATATAACTGGATATAGTGTGCTTTCAGAGGTAATATGTGACTACCGAAAGGGAAAACAAACCAAAACGGAGGTCACAAACATGAGCCAGAGAACAGAAAACCAGGTAGCCGAAATGAAGAAGCAGACCATCGGGGTCGAGGTCGAAATGAACAGCATCACCAGAGAGAAGGCCGCAAGGCT